CTGATGTGCTACCGTCTGCCAACTTGGGCATGTGAGCTAATGATGTAGTTGAGTCATAATTACCTTCAAGCTGCAACCGACTATCCCACGTTTGAAGTCCGTCAAATGTCTCTGCAAAGTCGAAACCATTATCCGATGCGAATGTCGATGACTGTGGGCCAAATGATGCTAGTGCTGTACTGCTAACTGATACTGTTCTAATGCCGATATCAGTCAAACTCCCAGAATCTGTACATGTATAAGTAGCTGTGTAAGTGCCCTCTGTCGCCATATCTAAAGCAGGGCTAAACGTGGGCGCGGGTACTGCTATCGTGCCATCTTCTGTATCACTGCATGTTGCGCCTAGCTCTGAATATGTCGCGCCTACTGTGTAGCTGACGCTTGATGGACTAACCGTGATTGTTGGGGCTGTGTTGGCAGATGGCGGCAATATAACTAAAGAGCCATTCGCCCCTGCAAAGCCCTGAGTCGAAGCCGTTGCGGGTAACTGTGCAACAGCATTCGCTAGATTTATGCCTGCGAGAAACCAAGCAAAAACAGCTAAAACAATGAGAGATGCTTTAATTAAATTCATAATCAATATCCAATGATTTTACGTATAAATTCGAGCGTTTTAAAAAGTAGCCAGAGCGCATAACTGGACCTCGAACGGTGGCTTATGCGCTTATGATAAAACTAATGCGGCTAATGTGCAATTAATGCGTAGCTGCTACATGATCATTAACAAGTTTATAGACTTCTCGCGCATCAAGCCCGTTTTGCTCGTAATGCTCAATGCTATCTATCAACATAACGTGACCGTGTAGATTTGCGTAGCTTACTTCGATTAGTTGATTGAATTTTTCGATGATTGCTTTTTGTTTGTATTGATCGATGCTGTGTAGCTTAGTCATATCGCCAGTCCTTTTTTATAAATTCTTCTGTGAGATTAGACCAAAAAATAGTGATTTCTTTTGATTCTTCTTCTGTAAGTTCAAGAAGTTGTCTTTCCGTTTTTCGAGACAACCTACCTAGCATTTTAAGTAATGATTTGCATTGCGCTTCGGTAATTTTTATGTCGATCATATCACCACCCTCTCAACACGAACAACGCGAACAGGCACGTTTAGCATATTCGCCCATTCTAAAAACTTCTGTTCAGCTTGAAAACCATCGTCCGCGCGTGTTAAATACTGACGCGGCTTGTCGTTCATTACGTATGTTAGTTTGAACTGTTCCATTATCTTTCCCCTAATAACCCGTTTAATATTTCTAGTTTTTGTTCTGACTTAAGCGCCTCACGATGCAAATATTTGTCGATCTCGTGTGACCAGTTTTGTATTACATGTATCTCTGCTTCGATTACCTGACGCGGTTTATTGCGCCAGATTGATTTATAGTCCTGGTAAGCCTGATTAGATTTCAATGTAATCACCTTTGTCTATCAAATCTTCAAAGTAGTAAATCGTATCGTAAATATAAACTACCTCTTCTTGCAGCTCTAACTCGATTGGATCTAGGCCGAACTCTAATTGATTATCAACGAACGCTCGAAACTGATAATCTGTGAACTCAAAGTCAGAATTGTAGATGCATTTTTCAACTTCCATTAGTTGGCCGAGTGTCAAATCTGATAGTTTTATGTTCATGTCCATATCTCCCATTCTCTTATCGATAGTAAGCGGCCTTCGCTGTTCTTTTTAACGTAGTCGTTCGCCTGTCTGAGCGTTTTTGTTTCTTTGATGGTTTTTTCTATCCCATTTTCAGTGACAAAAACTCTATAAACTATTTTTTTCATTGCGCCCATGCTCCGAAAGCCAAACAAACAACAGCTATTGCTAATATTTCGTAGATCATTTTATTTCCCCTTCTAAATTTCTAATTATTTGTACTAATTTCCCATCAATAACAAAAACCGGCTTCTTAGCGTTCAGGTACTGATTAACCTCTTGTCTAATCAATCCGTGAGCGCGCCCGAAGGCGCTTTTATTTCCGTTGTGGTTCTCTGTGATGTGGTCTTGTAGAGATTTCATTATTTTCTATCCCAGATCAAATCAATCATTTCGTAATCGCTATTTTCTACAGCTTCTATCAACTCTTCGCTTGCTTCAATTTCATCCATGTTTACAACGGATATCAAAGGCTCACCGCCAAGCATCATCATTAAATCATTGGCCGCTGCTCTGTGAGTCCCCGCAAGCAACGATCCAGAACCTATTTCACCTTCGATCAGTATTGGGTTGATTTCTTCTCCACGTCTTGCGGCACGAATCAGCTTTCTAACATACGCCCAATTTCTAACCTCGTGTATAGGGTTGCAGCCTAAATGATAAGTTGGGTAGTAAGCTTTCATCTAAATCACCGTTTCTAGTTATGCTGCCGGGTTAATCCCTCAGTCCATGTAAGTAATTATACAGACATTACTTAGAATGTAAATAGTTTTATGTTAAATAATTTAATTATTTTTATCTTCCGCTTCTAGCCTCTCAATCAACCACCCCAAATACACTTGAGCTTTTTTAAAGTCCTCTAAGCCGTTTTTACTCCAGCCTCTTGTTAGGTACTCCCAAGATCTAGACCATTCGTCAACAGCGTTTAAATTAGTTCCTTCGGGTATTTTATCGAGTAGTGCGCGTCTAACGTGAATAACCTCAACACCTGGCATGATTTGGTAGTGCGACGGGTTGTTAATTTGGTCTGGCTGTTGCTTAATATCTTCATTGCTCATGGTTTTTATAACCCTATGTTTTTTGTTGGTATTATTTATCTAACTCCATAGCCGCATCAATCATGCCGCGTAATCCACCAGCGATATTTTCTTGAACTATTTTTGTAGGCAGCGTAACGTTAGCAATCGTATTATCTACATCAGCAAGCCAGTCTAGACGCTCTTTGTCTTTTTGAAGCTGCTCGATGATTTTGTCTGATTTTGTTTTGTAAATGTCTAGCATGTTTTTATAACCTAAATTTTCCCCGCCAACTTCAAAGCCGCTTTGTGATATTTAACCAAGCTTGCTTTTTCTGCATCAGTAAAGCTGGTCATGCCGAATCTGTAATTATTGAATTTACCTTTTGCAAATCCCAGGTGATTTTCAATAGCGTTCAGCTTAAAGCCGTTCTCTTTGAGTTCAGCAATAATATTTTTGATTTCGTCGTTGTTCATTTTCAATCCTCGAGTGGTTAGTCGTTTTATATTAAGTCTTTTATTGTTGTTTTGCAATGAAAAACAGTAAGTCACACTCAGTCACGAGAAGGTCACGCCCGAACCCCCCGCCGTTACTGACTTGTGTACTAAGTGACTAACTAATACTATATATACACTATTATAATAATAAGGTGATAAAACACGCGTATATAACAAGGGTATAGGAAAACACGGTCAATGTCGTCACTTGGTCACAAATCCTTTAAAATCAATAGCTTGCGAGTGACTTTCTAGTGACTAACTCAAATACTGGTCACAGTTGGTCACAAAAAAAACCACGTCAAGCGTGGTCTATTTTGGTGCATGATGGTGAAGCCATCATTTTATGACACTAGGCGGTACAAATAAAAGACGTGAGTTATTAGTTCTTTTCGTCTTATTTCCATTCAATTTACGCAATAAATTAGCGCAAGAATTAACGTCAGGTTTCGTTGGCCGATCAAATCCGGCCTCTTTTAATATATCTGTTGCAGACTTCCACGACCAAAATGTCTCGCTAATATCCCAGTCTAAATGGTTAGATAAAACATCTTCTACAGGGTCAGAAGCAGTAAAATTATCGTTATGATCATTGAGCGCGTTAAGCTCATCTATAGTCAAATAATGACCAAAACCGGACGCATATAAGCCATGAACTTGCGCCCAGACTTGCTGCATATCTAATCCGTGAGAGTGATCTAAATGTTCAGCTTCAATAGTCCAATACCGTCGGTTTCCTGTTGGGTCATGTAAGAAAACTTTAGGATTGACCGAACCAAAAAACACTGTACGCCTTGCAAATTTAGATTCACGTCTAGCATAAGCAACACGTAAAACATCGTCTTGCTGTGTTAGAAATGCTTTTAATGCTGATATGTCAGCGCGTCTAAATGTACTGTCTAGCTCGCCCAATTCAACTAACCAATATGATAGGCATTGCTTAACGCTATCACGATCATCTGGACGCAATATAAAACCGTCTTTTACCAGGTTCTTTTCTGGCGGTACAAGCGATTTAAACCATTTAGTCTTTCCTAGATACTGATCGCCCTGGAACGTCAACACACCTGCGGCAGAAACGCCAGTTGGTGAGAACGCGCCGCATATAGCCGAAACCATCCATCGCTTAACAAGCGTATCTCTTAGCATTATTGATTGCTCTGACTCGTCACGTAGCTTTATCGTATCTAAAAGTAGCTGTAAACGGTCTACACCATCCCACGGCTTAGACGATACCCACTCGACGACAGGATTGTACTGATTAATATCGGCCAGATAGGTTATAAATCCGCCTAGTTTGGTCGTTGGCATATTAAACAGACTGCATTCAGACTCAAGCCAAGCTATTGACGCATTGCCTTCGTTGTCTCTTGAAAATGCTTGGTTAGGTATTAAAATCTCTTCTTCTTTTGTAATAACGTTATAGCGAATTACCACGCCTAAGCGTTTGCATATTTCTTGCAAGTTCGCTATGTGCGCAAGCGGCTTACCCTTGTCGTTAGCGTGCGGCAATAGGTCGAACGTATCAGAAGGCGTAGATACTTGATGCTCGATAACTGGCGACATGTCTTGTCGCTTTGGTTCTGGCTCGTCACGCTGCTTAGGTTTAGGACGACTCAACTCTATACCTAATATCTCAGCGGCCTTTTTAAATGCCTCGCTTGAATTATTGTTGCATTCATAATATTTAAATAAATCGTATGAATTTACCGGCTTCCCAGACTCCTCAGAGCATAGCGGATCGCTAGCGTGATGTATCCAGCACGTAGCAGCATCGAACATGCACACGCCTGGTAAACCTGTCCCAGAGTGAGGCGATAAGTAGCGCTTACCTATTTGCTTGTAACCATAAGTAACGAGCTGTGAGTCAAGCGGGTATCGATCGCAGTACAATCCAGATACGTCCGGCAGATCGTCGCTTGACTGTGTGCGCTCGCGTTTTGGGGGTGGTGGTTTGCGCTCTATCCATGGGCACGAGTCTACAAACTGAGGCTTGAAGCTATCCCAAGCTTCCCACACAGAAAGCAACCAATCTGGCGGCGTGGGCCATTCTTCCAACGTTTTAGGCGGCTTTACTATCCACTCATAAGGCGCGTTCGTATCTGGATGAATAGATGGTGGTAATACGTCCTGCTTTTGGCTTCCGTCACACGCCGTTCGTAATTCAAATATAGTGAAGTATTTTTTATTATCTTCTTTTCTTGGCCAGTTCAATTTGCAATATTTAAGCATCATTCCATCAGGAACACGGAACATCATTCGCTTACCTTTGCCCTTAATCGTTGGCACATGATCAAGCGTTTCTAATGGTATACCGAACTCTTCAAGTATTATCTTGAATCCTTCCTCATCATCGATATCAAGGCTGCACATATTAGACGGCCCGATTGCTAAGCCCATATTCCAGTCAGGGTGAACATCCCAATAAGCGAACGCTTGAGCCGGTTCTGTTAGCGTTTTATTTCCCCAATCTTTAGAAGATGGGAATTTTCGCATAGGCTCAATAGGAACCAATTCCCAGTTATACCTGCTCGTATAAATACGCGCATAATCTGCGATAGATAGCTTCTTACTCACATATCACCCCTTATTATTTTTAAAGCATCATCAGCGCATCTAGCTATGCCAGCACGACCGCCGGAAAGCTTGACCTGTTCGATGAAATTTAATTGTTGTTTTGTAGCT